GTTTTTGCCTTTAACGTAATGCCAGTATTTCCAGCAGTCGGCGGGGCAGCACCTGACGCGCAGACCGTTGACCTATCATTCATAGTGGTGGGAACACCTACTGAAACTTTCAGTTAAAAACTACTAATCGGGAGACAAAATGAAGTTACCAATCACAATTGAATATAACGACGGGACGCAGATTACTTATACGGCTGCGCCACCTGAATGGGTTCGTTGGGAAAAACATTCGGGTCATACCATTTCCCAAGCGCAGGAAAAAATCGGTATATCCGATTTAGTATTTCTTGCATATCACGCCATGAAACGCGAAGCAGCTGGGAAACCAGTCAAGCCAATCGAAGCATGGACGGAAACGATTTCCGAAGTGATAGTGGGTGAGGCAAACCCAAAAGCCACGCAGTCGGAAGCCTCAGCAGAATAGTTTGGGAGATAGCCCTGGCAACGGGGCTATCACCGAACGAATTTGAATCAGCCGAAGACATTTTGACGGTCATTGAGATTTTGGAAAGGCGAGCAAATGGCGACTGAAGCAATCAGTTACGACAAGAATGAATTGCGCGCCATTGTTCGTTCTTTCAAAGCAATGGACGACCAAGCATTGACACAAGCCAAAGAAGCAACCAGCGAATTGGCAACATATGTTCAGGGCAAGATTAAAGCAACCGCGTCAAGCCGTACCCGTAACCTGGTTGACAATCGTGTTGCTGACGGTTCAAAAGTTTCAAAATCTTCCAAAATTGGTGAAATCAGTTTTGGTTATGCTGGGCAGAAATTAAGCGGTGGCGCAACAACTCAGCAGGTGTGGGGTGGCGTTGAATTTGGTTCTAATCGCTACAAGCAATTCCCAGTGTGGTCAGGTCGCGAAGGTCGCGGTTCACGCGGCTGGTTCATCTACCCAACCCTAAGAAGCGTTCAACCCGAAATCATTAAGAAATGGGAAGAATCGTTTTCCAAAATAGTAAAGGAATATGACTAATGGCTGGCAGTCGTACCCTCAAACTTTCCATTCTTGGTGACGTTGATAATCTCAACAAGTCGCTGAAATCTGCAACCCAAGACGTTGACACATTTGGGGACAAGATTGGCAAAACTGGCAAAATGATTGGCGCGGCCTTTGTTGCCGCTGCCGCTGCTGCTGGTGCTTATGCCGTCAAGATTGGCATTGAAGGCGTCAAAGCCGCCATTGAAGATGAGAAGGCGCAGACACAGTTGGCATTGGCGTTAGAGAACGCCACAGGGGCAACCACGGCGCAAATAGCAGCAACCGAACAATCCATTCTCAAAATGTCACTTGCCACGGGTGTGGCTGACGACCAATTGCGCCCCGCCTTGGGTCGCCTGGTTCGTTCGACGGGCGACATTACACAGGCGCAAAATTTACTTTCAACCGCACTTGACGTTTCAACGGCAACAGGTAAGCCGTTGGAAACAGTCGCCAACGCGTTGGGCAAAGCCTACGAAGGCAATACAACTGCCCTGGGCAAATTAGGTTTAGGCATATCAGCTGCGCAATTGAAAACTATGTCATTCACGGACGTCCAAAGCCGCCTTTCAGATTTATTTGGCGGGGCTGCTGCGCGCAACGCTGACACGTACGCGGGACGCATTGCCCGCATGCAAGTGGCATTTGACGAAGCAAAGGAAACAATTGGATTTGCCTTGTTGCCAATCCTTGAAAAAGTTATCAACTTTATCAACCAAAACGCCTTGCCAGCAATCAACGCATTTTCAGACGCTTTCAGTCTTCAGGGCGGGGGTCTTGGTGGCTACATCACACAAGTTGGCAACTTAATCAGCGCAACATTTACGCCAATCATTAACGGCTTGGTAAAAGCATTTGGTTACGTCAAAGACGCTATCGGCGACAACCTTGAAACCTTCAAAACGTTTGGTTCGTTCATTTCAACCTATCTTGCACCAGTAATCGGCACAGTTTTAGGTGGGGCATTACAAATTGCAGGCAAAATTGCAGGTGGTGTCATTGACGTAATTGGCAAAGTTGTCGGGGCTTTAAATTTCTTAATATCAGGTGCAATAGCTGGAATCAACGCTTTAATTTCGGCTTACAATTTTGCAAACAATATCTTTGGTGGCAAGGACATTTCAAAAATAAATGCACCAACATTAAGCGTTCCAAAAGTAACCACACCAGGCATTTCTACTTCCGTTCCAAAAATTCCAACAATCCCAACACCGTCAATTGGTGGCGGTGGCGGTGGCGGTGGCGGTGGCGGTGTTTCAGCAGCCGTGATGTCTGCTGCAACCGCAGCCGCTGCAACTTCCAGCGGGAATTACCAATTTGGCACTTCAGGGGTTAACACCAACACTCTTGCCGGAATCGCGGCCGCTTCAGGTACAACCATTAACGTCAACGTTTCAGGTGCGATTGACAAAGAAGGCACTGCTCGCACAATTGTTGAAACTTTAAATAATTCCTACTATCGCGGCACTGGTGGTGCAACCGCGCTTGTGGCAATCTAATGACGCAGTGGAATCCCATTTGGAAGGTTGAAATTGACGGCGTTGAATACACCGACGCAATCTTGGCAAACTTGACAATCCGCAGTGGTCGGACAAATATCTATGAGCAGGCGCAGGCGGGCTACGTCAACATTCAATTGTTGGATTTGGCGCAAACTATAATTCCAGTCAATATCAACTCAACAATAGGTGTTTCAGTTAAAGACACGGCAGGCGTATTTGTGGCAATTTTTGGTGGAAACGTCGTTGATATTGCTTTGGAAGTGCGTGAAGTGGGTTCAACCGCCTTTACTCAAACCTATTCAATCACCGCACTTGGTGCGCTTGCCCGTTTGCCAAAGACATTGACTGACGGCGTACTTTCCAAAGATTTTGACGGCAATCAAATTGAAACAATCTTGGGTCAAGTTCTATTTGGTTCATGGGCTGAAGTGGCTGGGGCGGTTACATGGGCAACTTATGACCCAACAGTCACTTGGGCAAATGCCGAAAACAACGGTTATGGAGAAATTGACACGCCTGGCAATTATGAATTAGCAGCACGAACAAGTGACACAACTGACGTTTATTCATTGGTTTCAGCCTTAGCAACTTCAGGCTTGGGCTATATCTATGAAAACGGACTTGGACAAATTGGTTATGCCGATTCGACGCACCGCACGACATACCTTGCCACGAATGGCTATGTTGACCTTGACGCCAATCAGGCGCGTGGGGCTGGTCTAAGGATTGAAACCCGTGCAGGCGACGTTAGAAATTACCTGACAATAAAATATGGCGCAACCAGTTCTAGTGAAAAAACGGCGTTTGACACAACTTCAATTGGTCAATACGGCACGCTTGCCCAAATCATTTCAACCACCTTGCACAACGCAGCTGACGCCGAAAGTCAAGCGGATTTCTATTTGTCACTAAGAAAACAACCGCAGCCAATCTTTAGCGAAATTACGTTTGACCTGACAAATCCTGAATTGGACAATTCTGACCGTGACAACCTTATTGGCATTTTTATGGGTGAAGCCGTAGCCTTGAACAATTTGCCTTTAAATATGAGCGCAGGCGCGTTTCAGGGTTTTGTTGAAGGCTGGTCGTTTCAGGCTTCCTACAACCAACTTTCGGTCACTTTGCTACTTTCACCACTTGCCTACTCATTGCAGGCAATGGCTTGGGACGACGTGCCAGTGACTGAAATTTGGTCAAGCGTGTCGCCAATCCTAGAATGGCAATATGCGACAATAGTCGCCTAAGGAAAGGAAACTCAAATTACAAATCCTACAAGCAACTATGGTTTTGTTCTCCCAACGGCAAGCGATTTAGTCACGGACTTGCCAGCAGATTTTGAAGTGGCATTGCAAGGCGTTGACACACGGTTAAAAGCACTACAACCTGGAACGACACTTGGAGACATTGCTTATTCATCAGCAACGGCAAACACAAACACACGTTTGCCAATTGGCACAACTGGTCAAGTTTTAGCAGTTTCAGGCGGTGTGCCAGCGTGGACAACAACGGCAGATGTCACACCATTAACAACAAAAGGTGATTTATTTACTTTTACAACAGTGGACGCACGAATTGGCGTAGGCGCAAACGGGACAGTCTTGACTGCAGATTCCGCAGAAAGCACCGGCTTAAAATGGGCTACACCTGCAGCCCCAACAAGCGGATTGACTTTTATTACAGGCACAACCTTTTCAGCCGTATCAAGTTTTAGCTTGCCTAATAATACTTTTACTGCAACTTATGACAACTATTTAGTGCGCTTTCAATTAACTGATGCAAGTGCTGCAAGTGCAGTCACGCTTAAACTTCGAGCAGGTGGAACGGATACATCAAGCGGATATTACTCTGCTCAGTATCGCGTAGACTATTTATTAACAGTAACCAGTCTAGGCGAAAACGCAACTACGTCTTGGGGCTTAGGGTCAATCAATACAGGCGGAACTAATCAACAAATTTTCCAATATGACTTAAACATCAAGCAACCATTTAACACAAAACACACAATGGTTAATTCTGCTGGCAGTCTTGGAAATATCGTCTCTAGCGTTGGTTTATTGGCAAAGGTTGATTTGACAAGTTATGACGCGCTGACTTTCGCGTGTTCTAGCGGGACAATTACAGGCAATTACCGCGTCTATGGTTATCAGAATAGTTAAGGAAAACAAATGACAACAGAAAAGAAGTTTCATCAAGAAGGCGATTTAGTTCGTGAATATACTGAGGCTGAATATGCACAATTTGAGTTGGACAAAATTGAAGCGCAAAAATTGGCTGATGAGGTAGAAATTAAAACAGCCGAAAAAGCGGCAATTCTTGCCAAAATAGGTTTAACTGCTGATGAAGCAAAGTTGTTGCTTTCATAGTGGAACACTTGACTAAGATGTATCCGCAAGGCACTTCAGCTGCGCTGATTGAAATTGCAAAGGCTGAAATTGGCACAATTGAGGAAGGCGACAACCTTACCAAGTATGGCAAATTTACAAAGGCCGACGGACTACCTTGGTGCGGTTCTTTCGTCAATTGGTGTGCAGCACAAGCGGGCGTCAAGATTCATTCAGTTGTGGGCACTGCAATTGGTGCGCATAAGTTTAAAGAAATCAACCGTTGGTCAAATATGCCACAGTTGGGTTATTTGGCTTTCATGGATTTTCCTCATGACGGCGTTGACCGCATTTCTCATATTGGAATTGTTGTGGGTTTAATTGACGACAAAACATGCGTAACGATTGAAGGCAACACCAGTGGAACAGGCGACCAACGAAATGGTGGCATGGTCATGGTAAAGGTGCGCAACGTTGGCAAAGAGATTGTTGGGTTTGGAATTCCCAAATTCGTACCTTACAAGGGCGAACACCCAACAGTTGAAATACCAAAATCGGGAGAAAAACCGACAAAGGAGAGAACAAAAAAATGGACAAAGCCAAAGCCTTAATCGCCTCATGGGCACGCTCATTCATGGCAGCAGCACTAGCCTTATACATGGCAGGTGTGACAGACCCAAAGACACTTGCAATGGCAGGCGTTGCAGCGGTCGCACCAGTTGTTTTGCGCTGGTTAAATCCGCAGGATAAGAGTTTCGGGTTAACGGGGAAGTAGCCCGAAAACTCACCGCAGCAGGATTGGCTTGGGCACTTGCGCTAATCCTGACTGCGTGTGGGTATCAGGGTTGGACACGTTATGAGTGCCAAGAATATGAAAACTGGTCAAAGCCTAAGTGCCAAAAACCGCAATGCGTCCCCACTGGAACGTGTACTGACGACATACTTGGATTCTCAACACTACAAACCAGCACGCCGTCGAACCCCTGAGGACGTCCACGCGCAGCTGATTTTAATTATTGGTTCAACACTTGCAGCCGTGTTTTTGGTTGTCACCGTTGGCATAACTTACGCGCTTATTTTTGTCACTCAGCCAATTGGGGCACAAGCACCCAACGACGCAGCGTTCATTGACTTATTGAAGACCCTGGCCATTTTCTTGACTGGTTCGCTGGGCGGTGTGCTTGCTGGAAACGGACTGAAATCCAAGCCAAAGTCAGGTGACACGCCGACAAACACGCAAGGTTCTTGATTTGGCGCGCCTTATGCGTCACCCTGAGTGCAGGTGGTAGTCGTTACCACCAAGAATCGGGAGAATTCAAAATGGTCGTTGACTTATTAGACCCGCAGACTTTGCGGGCTTTATTTTTAATCGGTGTACTTTGCACCTTAGCCGCTGCCCTGGGTTATTCATGGGGACACAAAGACGGAAGCCGTGAAGGATACACACGCGGGCGTGCAATCAGCCGTCACATCTCACAATCCAAAAGGGAAGTGAAATAAATGGGATTCCTGGATAACTACGAAGCAAGCCGTGAGCGTTTAGAACGCTGGCTGAAGACCTACCCACTGGGACGCATTGAAACGAGCATTGTTGAATTTAGTGCTGACAAAGGTTATGTCCTGGTTGAAGCAAAGGCGTTTCGCCACGAAGACGATACACGTCCAGCAGCGGTTGATTTTGCTTATGGCTATCAGGGCGCATACCAACAAAACATGAAGCGTTGGTTTGTGGAAGATACCGTTACCTCAGCGATTATGAGGGTGCAACAACTTGTTATGGGTGGGGCTGAGAGAAGCACCAAAGAGATAATGGAACAGGTTGAAAAGACGTCAGCAAAGGTCGCAAACACTGACAAGGACTATGACTACTGGACAACCAAATTTGGTGAAGTCCCAAGTTACAAAACTGAAGAAGACATGGAAGCAGCTGGTGTCCCAACCCTGGCTTCAGGCGTTGCAGAAATTGCAAAACAACTCGGCGGTGAATTAGTTCCTGAAGCACCACAATGCCGTCATGGCCACCGTGTTTTCCGCAGCGGAAACAGTGCCAAGACTGGGAAAGACTGGGCAAATTATTCATGCGTAGGACGCAAGCCTGACCAATGCGACCCAATTTGGCTAGTGCTTACCAGCGACGGAACATGGAAGCCACAAGTATGACAAAGCCACGCTTAATCAAAATACTTGTGTGCATTGAAATTGTCTTGGTTTTGCTACTGATTGGGGTTGCATTTCTATGAGCGATTATTGGGAAGTAATACAAGTCAAAACAATGACTGGCAAACTCATGTGCGAAGGTGAAGTGGTTGCCGAATACAAAGTTGAGCAATGCGACAAGTGTTCAAGCATTGTTAAATTTGACGAATTTGGCTACCAAAAAGGCTATGGCAATGAAAAGATTATTTGGTTTTGTGCGGGTTGCCGTTGAAAATGACCTTAACGCGTGAGGAAGAATTTACGTGCCACGACGCAGCAATACATTTGGCAAAGGCCAACACGGATTATTGGCAAACACGCTTAGGCGGTTACTCAACTGAGAAATCACTACATGACCTCATTGCACAAGACGCCCAAAGTATCGGCAGTGAATGGGTTGTTGCCAAATACCTCAATGTTGACTTCAATCCATTTGAGCAAAAGGGTAAAACTAAGGCTGACGTAGGTTCACACTTTGAAGTGCGTTGGACTAAGTATGTTTCGGGGCAGCTGATAATTCACGAATACGACCGCACTGACGACGTGGCAATCCTGGTCACTGGTGAATCACCGCATTTCTTCATTGCGGGCTGGATTCCCATTGCCATGGCTAAACGTCCCAAGTACCGACACAGTAAGCAACCAAATTGGTGGGTCACACAAATCAACTTGCAACCTATTGAGAACCTTAGGAGAAGCAACTATGGACACAGTTCAGTTTGAGTGCAGAAAATGCAAAAAGATAACGAAACAGGTAATCCACAAGGTGACGGACAACCTGCCCGACGGTGTGGAAGTGATTCAATGCACCAAGTGCGAAGTCATGGGGGTTGCGCAGATAGGGAATTCAAATGCCAGTCTATGAGTTTAAATGCACGGTGTGCCAAATCAGTGTTGAGGTGGATAATTCAATCCACGACGAACGCAACCCAATCTGTTGCGGTCAAAACATGAGCCGCACCTACTCAACTTTTGGTGTTTTGTTCAAAGGAAAAGGTTGGGGACACCAGTGAATAGTTATCCACAAGCGTTATCCACAGGGGTGCAAAACTTGTGGGACACGCCCAAGGCTATGCGTAAGTTATTAACTTGCTTGACAGTCGCGGTACGCTGGTTTCGCTTGAAGCGAGCCGCTGAGGCGGATTGCTCGCAAGGGCGTAATCGGCTAATGGGACGGGTCTATTTCATTTCGGCATTGCTTTCAATAACAAGCATT